TGTACTGTGATCTTATTTCTGCCATATTTAATGCTTGGTATGTTCATCTTGGTTTAATGTGGCTCGTAAATATTCTAGTTGTAATTTAAGTTGTCTGTTTTCAATAGATAACTTAATTATCCTAGTTCTACAATATTTAAAAATACGCAGTATAGCTTTCATTTAGTATTCCTTTATAGGCTCATCTTTCCATTTATGCTTTAAATATTTTTTATTACCTTTTCTTAACATATCATAATGACCTTCTTCTCCTATTTTCTCATACTCTCCCTTGCTAGACTTTTTTGATATAGTATTTAGTATATGTGTATTAGATTTGTGTATTGACACTTGTTGCGATAGGTGGGTCGTAGGTGGTTTTTCTGATTCTACATACTGATATAAATCGTAATTTAAAAGGTTAATTATGCTTATTTTTCGACTAGGGTGGTTTTCTGTGGGTACAAGCTGGGTCGTTCTAGTGCTTATCATTTTTCTACGCACAAGACGTAGTATGAAAGAACGCATTTCACTATAAGTCATACCAAATCTTTTAGCTGTAACTCTTAAAGGCATAATAGCCTCGCCTCGTTTAATAAAAACATCAGAGTCTAAAAATCTTAAAGTCTTATCTTGGTGTGATGCAGAACTTATAAAATAAATCCAACAACTAGCTTGTAGTAAATTTTTAAAAATCGGATTAGAGTACAAATCACGATATAAAATGAAGTAGCCCTTCCTTTTAGACATTATCTACTCTCTTTCTCAATCATCTCAATTAATTGCTTTTTAGAATATCTATTTAATAGTGTCCTAATTATGTTTAGTGTTTTTTTTGTCTTTTCGTATTCTCTAGCACGATTGTTAGATACTACCTCAAAGTGTTCCTCTCTCATTTCAGCCATTGTTCTCTCCGTTGTTATAGTTAAAAAAATTATTTGCTTCTTCTATATTCTCAATTTCTTTTAAAGTTCTTTGTAACATTTGTTGTTCAGTTCCATACATAGCTTCAAACTCTTGCTTACAATTATGAATACTGAATTTTCCTGTATGGTGGTCAGGGCATAATGGAATCGTTTGATAATGATTTGCTTTTTGTGAAATACCAATATTACCTTTTCCATCTCCTAAATTCCTTATATGATGACAAATTGCTGGTCTTTGACAAATTAAACAACCCAAACTTGCAACTTTAGATAAATGAGCCTGTTCTAATTTATTTGCTACTTTTTTCTTTGCCATACTATTGCTTGTTTTCCATATTTAGTTTCTCGTCTTAAACCTGAGTCTACCACAAGATTCAATTCCTGTAACTCTCTGCAACGACCACAAACTGAACTTAAAGGCATATCCAATTCATCTGCAATCTCATAATTAGTAGATGCTTGAAATTTTATAAATTCATAAACTTCTTCTCTTTTAGTCTTAATCTTTGGCTTGATTGTGGCTAGTGCTTTTTTAGAAGTTTCTGTATAATTACAAGATTGATAGTCAGTATCAAATATATCTAATTGTTTCATATCTTCCTCTCTATAAAGTGCTGGGCAGTAGAGAGAGAAAACCACCCAGCTATATTTATGATATGAAAATAAATACTTATCTCTTGCGAGATAATTCTCTCTAACATTTTTTTATTTATAATCATATCTTTAATTGATTCGTTTTTTATATGAATGATTTGTTATTGTCTATAAAATTCTAGTTCTAGCTTTAAATAAAATCAAAAAACCTAGTAAAATAGCCATTTTTTAGCTATTTACAATGCAACCTTAATTTTATAGATTATTCGTATGTTAAATAAAACTAACACTAAACAAGGAGAGAGCATAATGGAATATTTTTATTTAGCTTTAGCATTATCAATAGTAATAACTTTAATATGGGGAGAGGAATAATGAGAATACCAAACAACTCAAACTTTAGTAAAGAGATTGCTAAAAGGTTTAAACAGATTTTCCACCGAGATATGACTCTTGGTGGATTACAAGATTTACAGGAACAGTTAGATTTAATTGATTCTGTGGATACTCATTTGGTTAATCAAGTGAGTCAATTAAAAGGAAATGGACATGAACAATCCAAAAAAAATGTTTCAAATGCAAGAGCAGTACGACAAGAGTACACACAAAGAGAAAGTATTGCTGGAACAGTTGCTAAAAGTGAAACAAAAAAAAAAGAAGTTGGCTTGGCAGTTACATCAAGTTAAGTACCATCAACCAACTTTATAACGAGAGAGGAAAAACAAGATATGAAAACAATACTTTTAATCATGCTATCTTTGTCTTTATTACAAGCCTGTAGCTATCGCCCAATTATTGATAGTGCTGGAAGATCAGGTACATTTAATAATGACCAAGCAAAAGAAATAACAAATGATATTCAACATTGTAAAACACTTGCAAAAGAAAATTCTACTTTTGTTGGTAACATTTTGTATTGGTCTTTGAGTCCTACAATGGACACTAAAAAAGAATCATTAACTAGAAAGTGTTTAACAAATAGAGGACATTCAGTTCTAAATTAAAAAGGAAACAATATGAATAAATGGATAAACAGAACACCAGATGAGATAAATCATTCAATAGATAATTTATTAAGTGAATGGAATATATCAGATGAACATAACAAAAAAGTCTATACAAAAATATCTGGCTTACAATTAAGAAAGATAAGAATAGTTAAAGGTTGGACTCAAACAAGAGTATCTAAAAAGTTAAAAGTTTCGTTTCAACAGATACAAAAATATGAAAGAGGACAGAATAGTATTTGTAGCATTAATGAGAAAATACTAGCTGAAATTTTTGATGTTGAGAAAGATTACTTTATAAAACCAATACTAGATCGTTATTTAAGATTTACACCAAACAAGAGAGGAGAAAATGGCTATACAACACACACAGAAAACGTGGCAAGATAAACGAATCTTGGCTATGAATAGAGTAATAGGTAAAAATAAATATAAACAAGAGTATTATATTGAAGAATACTGTGCAATAATTACTTCTAGAGCTAAAAACAAAAAACAATATAAGGGAGAGAATAATGGCAATTCATAAACTAGAACATGGTCATACGATTGAGTTCAATGAAGAAAAACACGTCTATATACATAATAACGAATATGTAGTTGGAATGAGTACATTACTTGGAAAGTTAGCAAGTCCAGCATTAGAGAATTGGAAGATAAGCACCCAAGTTAATGCTATAAAAACTGAAATGGAAAGATCAGGTATTCCAATAGACCAGATACAAAAAATAGTCACTAATGCTAAAGCTAATGCAAGAAAGTCAGGAGATAATATTTTAAATATTGGCTCTATGGTGCATAAGTTTTGCGAGATGTGGCTAAAAGGAGAAAAATTTACTGACCCAAGCGACCCTGTAATATTAAGTTGCTTTGAGAAGTTTAAAAGGTTTTGGACTAAACATAAGTTAAAAGTTGTTGAGTCTGAAAAGGTTTTATATTCTGAACGTGGGTTTTGTGGAACTTTAGACTTAATTGCTAAAGACTCACAGAATAACCTATGGCTTATAGATATAAAAACTTCAAAAGGTTTGTTTCTTAATATGGTTCATCAACTACATGGATATAAGTTGGCTTATGAAGAACAGACAGGAAAGAAGATAAATAAGATGTATATAGTTAGACTCCCAAAAGATAGTGGAGATTTTGAAGCTAGACACGTCTTATATAAAAAGGAACACTTGAAAGCATTTTTAGGATTATTGAGTTGTCATAAATCCGAGTTAATGTTTAACGAGTCAGTACGTCAATATAAACTAAAAAAAGGAAAACAAAATGTATCAAAAAACTAAATTTGATAAACCATTCTGTGGGTTATCTATGCGACTCTTTCCGACTGGAAATCAAAGCCCTAAATATGAATATAGTGGAGAAGCTAGTAAAGTTAAATTTACTTGTAGCTTAACCAAAAGAAAATATGGATTATCACAAGTTAATGATTGGTTTAACACACCAGAAGTTCAAGAATATACTAAAGCTGGATATGTCTTAAAGTATATGACAAAGACACAGGAAATGCAGAATCCACCACAATATGCAAAAGGTAATCTTGAACAGATTATTTGTTTGGTTATGATTAAGCCATATAAACCTAGTGCTAATGTAGATGGATTTAAACCTATTGGTCAAACTGTTCCACAGTACACACCACAACCAATGACACAGGCTCAACCCTCTGCACCAGATTATGCTATGCCTGTTGAAAAAATGTCTGATATGGACGATGAGATTCCATTTTAATTATGGTTAAATTATCTAAAACACAAGAGCATCTTATTAGCGAGGTCTATAATTTAAAAAAAGACTTCGCTATTAAGTTAGAAGAAATACAAGCATTGTATATGGAAGTTAAACAACAAAGAAATTTAGTTGAAAAATACCAATTAGAAAATAAACATTTAAAACAACAAATTAAACAATTAGAACAAGAACAAGAGGAGATGTTATTATACCCATGATTATATTTGGAAAAGCAATTCACAGAAAATACAACAGACGTGTTGTTAAGATTGTATCAGTAGTATTAATTTTATTATTATCTGTAATACTGATGTCTTGTAATAAATTAGAATTTGACCCAACAACAACTACATTAAAATATATATTAAAGGATAAAAAAAATGAGCAATCTATTAAGTAATAAATCATATGAAGAATTAGAAAAGGCTTCACAAGATTGGGCAGAGTGGCATAAAAAATCAATCATTCTTGAAGCTGGTAAAAAAGCTATGTTTAGTAAATTATTTTTAAAATATAAATTAGATACTAAAACTGTTATTGAAGCTGAACACAAATCTCGTACTGATAAAGAATATCAAGATATTGTAGAACAGTATGCAGTAGCAGAAGAAGAATTAATTAAAGCTAGATACCATTATAATAATTTAGATAAGTATGTTAGCTTAAAACAATCAGAGTTAAAAAGAGATTTAGCTTTGAATAATAAAGTTTAATGAATTTCACTAACGAGAATTGTGGTTTGCTCCCTTTGTTAATCAGTTAGTGAATAAAGCTATTAGCGAGAGTTAATAGTTTGGTAGGGTGGTTTGGCTCTCTCTTGACCACCCTATTTAATGTTTAGTAATATCAAAATATTTTATGCTAGTTTTAGATGTGATGGGAGTTTCAGTATAATTATAATCTATTAGATCAACTTCTGGGTGCTTCTGTATATCAGCAATCATTTTATTAAGTTTAGTTTTATTAGGAGTTACATCTATGAATCTAAAATTCACAAAATGTCCGTAAGGATTATGTATTGTTTCTAATTGAAATTCTAAATCTATAATTACTGCGTCTATGTCCATTCAACATATTACTTCTTTTTATTTCTATTTAAAACCTTATCTGTCATTTTAGTTGAGAATGTTGCAGTAAATACAATAATAACTAAATACCAAACACTATCAGGTAAATCGTTTATTATTCTTACCCATTCCTCAAAATTTGCTCTTGTACTTTCAAACCAGCCTGTACTTAACATTGATATAAGCCAAATCATTAATATTTCGTCTTTCCAACTTTTATCTTGGCTTTTGATTCTAACTATATCTGTATCTTTAGCGGCTTCTATTTCTGCGGCTCTTATTGTTTTAACTTTTTCGGCTTTGTGTTTAAAATGGTCAGTTACTTTACCAACTGCTAATTTTGTAAGTGGATTATTTAATAAACTAAAAATCATAAATAAGTATTACTTGTTAAAAATAATAATGTTATCCAATATAACACAAGAGCAGAATAAATTAAATGAGTAAAGTTCATTCAGGCTTAATATTCCTTATTTTTTATTTTGCAACTGTTTTGCTAGTTCGCAGTAGTGAATTATCTTATTCCACTTCTCATCAGGGTTTTCTCCATCTTTATTTCGGAGTGCGTATTTTATAATATTACCTTGTATGAAATCAAGTTTATTTGCTACTATAAACTCAATAGGCTGTATCTTATATTCTTTATAGTGCTTCCCACCTATTTGCTTGTCAGTAGCCTTTAAATCGCTTCTATGAGCCTTTAACCTAGACAATTTTACCTATCCAATCGCCTTTTTCGTTTAAAACCATTGGAAGTAGTCTAGGTATGCCATTTAAAATAACAGCACAACCTATGATGAATCTAGTCTTAAAATTTTTAGCATAAGCAAATGCCATAGACTTTTGATTTATTAAACAACCTACATTCATTCCAAAAAATAGATTATCTGGGTTCGCCCACCAACTAATAACAAACTTTGTATGATAATGACCCTGTACGCAACTCATTCCCATAGCTTGACTTGTTTTTAATACATCTGCACTTCTACCATGTGTAAAGAAACATCTCTGGCCATTAGACATAGTAAGAGTTAAATCATCTATCCACTTCCATTTTTTAGTGCCTAAAAACTCTCCGTAATCTTTTAAAAATTCTTTACTCATTCCATACTTTAATGCTCGTCTATAAACTAAACTAGAATGGTTACTATCTACTTCTGTAACAATAGGAAATACACCCTCTAATTCTTTTATATATTTTCTAGCTTCTTTTAATTCATGTCCAGCAGAATATAAATCAGGGTTGCTATCGTGCATTGAGATTGCATGAAAGTCTAAACTATCTCCAATATTAACAACTGTATCAGGTTTAAATTCTTTTTTAATTTCTTTTAAAAATTTGAATGAGTCTTTGTGATGATATGGAATGTGCATATCAGATATAACAAGTATTCTTTTATGATTCATACAAGTATTTGTTGTATAACTATTTAGAGAAAATGTAAAGTATTTGGGTCAAGAACACGATTGCTACTGTACCGACTCCATAAATAATCCAAGTGATGAGTTTATCAAATTTAGAATCAATCTTATCTATGTCTTGGTGCATATGTTTTAGATGATTTGTTTTAATTAAATGTATTTCTCTAGTTAAACCTTTTATATGCCCATACAAAGAAACAATATGTTCTCCTGTTGTTCTAGGCTTTTTAGTCATTAGCTTTGAACTACTTTCTCTAGGATTAATTGGAATCCAGCAGAAATTGCTGTTGTAGCATCTGCTTTGGCTCTCATTTCTAAATCTGATTTTTCTGATAAAATTTCTGGTACTAAATAGTCTTTTCTAAAAGGTGTTCCAAATGATGTAATTAATGATTTAGTTTGAAAAGTATTTCCATTTAAAGGTCTTTGCATAAATTTAGCCTCAACTTCTTTTTGCTTACTTGTTCCAACATCAATAGACATTAAAAAGCCACGATAGTTTCTAGGAATTGAATAAACAGCTTGAAGTGATTGTCCATAACCAACATCAACTACTGAAACAGCTATTGAATTAACTGTTGTTGTAATCTTACCAACATTAACAACTCCTGTATTTGCATTTTCTAATACTGATCTAAATACTCTAATAAAAGATGTAGTAGAGGCTGAACCACCAACTGTAATAACCTCATCAGCTAAATCCCAATTCGAATCTAAACCGTAAATATGAAGTAAGCTATCATTGTCATCTGTAGAAGTAGATGTTGCAACTGCTGTAGTAGGAGTTGTAGGGTAAGAATAAAGACTACCATTCTCCCATATTGTTTCAAATACTGTTCCTACTGCTGTGTTGTATCCAAATTTTTGAACTCCTGAAAAATTAGGAATATTGCCTCTTTGAATAGCAAGTCCTAATGGCATTTCTGTTAGATGGTTTATACTCATTTTTTCTTTCTCGGTTTATATTTCTTAATAGCTTTAGAAATAAATATGTTCTTATACAAAGAAACCTTTTTACCAAACTTTTTATCTGCTGTTCTTTTAGCTGATTTATATGCCTTACTTTTTTTATTAAAAGACTTAGACTTTCCTAAACTCTTTGGTCTAGCTTTGGCATATATAGGCTTCTTCTTCATTATTTCTTCTTCTTCTTCTTTTTAGTCATCATTTTAGATTTCTTTTTAGCTGGTCTTCCTCTTTTACTTCCGTAAGTTCCCATTCCTCTTGGCATAATATTCTCCTATTAGTTTGTTAGTTTTCCACCAGACCATTTAGCATCTGGTAATCCATTATTATAAGATGACCCATCATATGTCAAAACTTGTTTTCTATTTGAACCATCTTTATATGAAACATGAATCCAACCACTATTAGGTTCTCCCTCTTTCCAAAACTCTAAAATTAATTGGTCAAAGTCCACATTGTTTTCAATCCATAATGCTACTTGCAAATTAGATACACCAGCTATTTCAAAGTCTGCTGCTTCTCCTAAACAATGTTGTGATGTTGCTTTACTACCAATAGCTTCTGATAATTCTGGGCTTCTATATCCTGATGTAATAGTAACTGGCTTATCAAACTTTGCTCTTACAGGCTCTAATACTTCATAACAAAGATCGCCAAGATTTTTAATCTCTCCACTACCAGCTTTATTTTTAATACCTTTTCTAGTAGCAGTTTGTGATTTCTCAAATTCTTCTAATGTAAAATGTTTTGATAGATTCATAATTATTTAATAAAACTTGGTAATCCTAACATTGGTCTATTATCAAACTTGTTAGAATCAGCAAATTTTCCATTTACTTGATTATAATGTAAAAATACTTGTCCACAAATATTACCCATAAATTCTTCTCGCCAATGTTCTAAATCACAACCATTATAAACTAACATATCTCCTACTTCAAGAAC